ATCCTGAATTATTATTGGAAAATAAAGAAATTATGAGAAAGTTTGAAACAATGTATAGATTTTTTAGAAGTTTAGTACGATGAAAACAGTTAAATATATAATTATTGTATCTCTTGTATTTGCTTTTACTGTGAGAGAACTTTATATAGCTAGAGGATTTAAGACTTTACAAGATTTTTTTAGTGGAAAACATAATAATGAATTTGAAAAGATTGAATTTAAACCTAAAGATCAAGGTTTTATCTGGTTATTAAAGAATGCAGAATATGAAGCATTAAATACACATTGGTGGTTTAAGTGGAAGCTTTTAAGTAAGTTCTTATATTATGCTGTAAAAGATATACAGGAACATGCTAAAGATGAAAAATTATGGTAGAAATAAATAAACAACTTAGATTATTTATTGAGTCTAAAGGACAAGATGTAGATGAATGTGTGATATATTTATTATCGTGCAGACACCAACTAAAGTGTAGAGTATCTGAAGAAACATTTCAGTTTTTAGAGAAGAATAAATTTATCAGATTAGACTTACTAAGTAATAGAATTATTTGTTTAGTGGGAATTTATGAAGGAGAATCAATAGATGTTCCTGAAGTAGATCTATCTATTGAGCAAATAGTTAAAGATAGAGTGGATGAATATAGATCTTTATTTAAAGGTATTAGATCTGGCTCAATAGGTGTAAAGCAAAAAGTAATTGAACTATTAATTCAATTCTGTATTCAAAATCAAATATCTTTTGATGATATTCTGGAAGCTACTAAAGTTTATATGAGTTATACTGAAACCAAGTTAATATCTAATGCAGATAATTTTATTATTAAATTAGATAAAGATGGAAAAGAAGTTAGTTTACTTAAACTTGCCTTAGAAGAGCAGGGGATGACTAATGAAGATTCTGGTGCACGAACATATAAAGTAATATGAACAGATTACCAAGAGGCTGGGGTTCCTATAGTGTAAATGGTAAAATATATCATCTTCCTAGATTTGAGGTCCCGTTTTACGATATGATTTTTAGATACGTAAGATCAGTTTGTTTTGCAAATAAACAATACAGTTCTAGAACTATTCAATATGGTGATGGAAGATCTTATGAAATGTATTGGATTTATTTGTATAATGTAATTACCCCAATAGAAGACACATTTCTCATGGAATTAATTGAAAAAGTAGATCATAATGAACTTTGGACTAATATGGTGTTTATGGATAAATTCAGAGAAAGATTAATTTATTACGGATTATACTATGAAGAGGAAAAGGTATAATAATTTTAAGAGAGCTTGTATAAAATATAATATGTGTTTGGTTGCTCAAATTCAGAAAACTAAAAACTTTAATTTAACTGAAGAGTTTTATACTCAAGTTTATAATGATATTCCAATTGAAGATAAATTTATTTATGAACTGATGAGAAATGTAGATAATGACGTATTATACAGAAGTCCTGAATTTAATAGACAATTAAGATTGAGAATGAAATATTATAAACTTCCTTGGAAATAAAAATGGGTAATGTCAACAGCAAAATTTAGAAATCAGATTACTAATTTTAAAGCAACTGCTTATCTATTAAGAAATCGCGGTACTTTTATTACACCTGAAGATCAGTTAATAATGGATTTTATCAAGAATGTTGATTTTATAGTTTTATATCAAAGTGAAGAGTTTAGAGAAATGTTAGATAAGAGAATGGAAATAAAGAGATTACATGCTACATTATTTAAGCAAGGCTCAATTTAAGAATATGGCTAAAGATAAATTCTTAAGATTTCAGTATCAAAGGAAGAGTTATCTACAGAGGTTTACTTGGGAAGGTTATGATCCAGTAAATGCTACACATGAAGATTTAGTATTAAAAGAACTATTGGATGGTGTAGAAGATTTACTTTTTTATGAAAATAAAGAAACGATGAAGATTTTTAAAAGACGGTATAATAATTTTATTCCAAATTATCGAAAAATTATTATATGAAATTTATAAGTATAGAGAAACTATTCCCTAAATTATTCGAGTATTTACCTGGATGGATTAGAGGAACATATTATTGTATTACTGCACAAACTGGTGGAGGAAAAAGTAAATTAGCTAGATACGCTTTTGCTGATTGGACATACAAGTATTGCAAGGATAATAACATTCCTTTTAAAGTAATTTATTTCGCATTAGAAGAATCTAAAGAGTTTTTTTGGACAACAATCTTATTAGATAAATTGCGAGAAAAACATCAAATACAATTAACTTATTATCAATATAATGGTTTTCATGAAGGAATGACTTCTGAAATTCAGTTAAAGATTGATGAACTTTTACCTGAGATTGAAGAAATGAAAAAATATATTTCTGTATATGATAGTATTTCAAATCCTACAGGATTATTAAGAACAGTGGAGGAAGAACTAGCTTTAGTTGGAGTATTTTCAAAAGGGAAAATTGGTGTAGACGAACAAGGAAATGAAATTCATAGATCGAATTTTAAGTATAATGATCCTGACTTTCATGTAGTTGTTATTACAGATCACGTAGGCTTATTAGAACCTGAAAAGAATCAACATGCTTTAGTAAATACTTTACATTTAGCTATTTCCAAATGGTCTGAATATGTGGTTAAAAAGATCTGTAAAGGATATAATTGTATAGTTGTTGACGTACAGCAGCAGGAAATGGCTGGGGATAATAATGATAACTTTAAATTAGGTAGGTTAGAACCATCAGAAACTAAGTTAGGAGACAACAAAATTGTAGGTAGGAATTACCATGTGATCTTAGGATTGTTCAACCCTGCTAAATATAGTCAGTATAATTATCTTAAATATGATGTAAAACTATTTGATGATAACTTTAGATCTTTACATGTTATTAAACATAGAAATGGCGTAGCTAATTTAGCTAAGGCTTTGTGGTTTGATGGAGTAGGAAATTCTTTCTCTGAACTTCCTCTACCAGATAAAAAACAAGACATTGAGAACTTTATAAAAAGTAAAAGAAATGGCAAGTTATGATTCAAGTGATGGGATAGATCAATCTAGTCAACATCATTATAGACAAAATTGGTTAGATTTATCTCCTGAAGAAAGACAGTTAAAGATAAATAGAAGTAGAAACTATCTAAGATATAATATGTCAAGAAATTTTCATTTAGATTTACATAATCCGAATTTAACCTTAGAGGAAAAATTTATTGTAGAACAATATAATGATCACTTACAAGCTCTAAAGAATTTAAAAGTTACTTTCTTTACCCATTTCTATGATAATTGTCCTAAAGTAGGATCTACTTTAAAAAGGAAAGAGAAACCTAAGAAAGCAACAACTGAAGATTTACCCTGGTAATTATGAATGAAACAAGTTTATACGATGATATAGGTCGTACTCTGAGAAAATTATTAATGATAGACCCCTACTATGCTTTATTCATGGTTTCTTTGGACAAACAAGAGACAGATCGGGTTCCAACTCTAGCGGTAGGTCTAAATGGAATTAATGTAGTGTTATTTATCAATCCTAAGTTCTGGTTTGGTATGAGTCAGGAAGAAAGATATGGAGTATGTAAACATGAGATGTTACATCTTTGTTTTATGCATCTAGTAAATGCTACTAACTACCAAGATCATAAGAGAGATAATATAGCCACAGATGCTGAGATAAATCAATATATTGATTCTAAATATCTACCTAAAGGATGTGTTTCTTTAGAGTGGATTAAAAGTGAGTTTGGAGTTACTTTAGCAGAAAAACAAGGTAGAGATGTTTACTATAAAGCATTAGAAGGTAAAATACCTGAAAGTACAGATTTAGGAACCGCAGAGCATTTTTGGGAACAGTTTGATCAATTGAGTGATGCAGATAAAGCAGTAGTTCAAAACCAGATTGATCATATGATGACCAGTATAGCTGAGGAGATGGAGAAATCTAAACCTGGATCTGTACCTGGTGAAATAGCAGCTATGATTAAGGCTAAGAAAATGCCACCTAGATTTGATTGGAAAAAGTATATTAGGATGTGGATAGGGAATTCTAATGAGGTAGAGGTTAGACAAACAAGGTTTAAACCTAACCCGTACTTTCAAGGTAATCCATCTACTAAAATTAGATTTAAAAAGAATTTATTAATAGCAATAGATACCT